TAATATCGCCGCCCCAGCGTCTGATTTGTTGGGTGCGGCGGCATAGTTGATACTTTTCACTTCTCCGATTGTCACAGAGCCGTTTAAATCATCATCATCCAATAGTTCAAATACTGTATCAGCAATAGCGTCAACAGTATCTAAATTATTGGGGTCTGTGATAATAACGCTATAGTTTGCGGTAGCAACCAGTTGATTTTTTGCGTCATACTCAAAATCTATATGGTCGCATACAAGAGAGCCTGAAATGCCTTTTTCACGTTGAAAACCTTTAAAAATTTTCGTCCATGACACTTCAGGAACACCCTCTTGCAAGATTTCCATGATAGCGTTTTCTACTTCTTTTCTTCTTGCTCCGATGCTCATTATGCCCTCCACACAGGCACAGAAACGACACCGCCGACACCATCGCTTGTTTTACCGGTAAAATCAAAAGCGGATAAGCCTTTTTCAAGCCTTGCCAATTCTTCTTTGTAAAACTTTGCTTTCTGTGCGTAAATGTCGTTGCGTGTGCTTTCTGTATCAAGCGATGTCAGGTTATCTTTACCGATGTTACGGACACAGCAGATATACAGAGCATAGACAACGCCTAACCGCTTCACGGTGTAAGCTGGCGGAGTAATGATTCTTGATTCTTTCACGTTCAGCCGTTTTGCCATGCTAACCAAGTAATCATTCGCTTCGTCAACGTCCGCTTGTTCGCATGTAACAATTTCATCGGTAACGTCTTCTAATGTAATCAGTTCCACTCAATCACCCCATTGCCTTTATAATTTCCTGTATCGCCGCATCTATACGGTCATCAAATACTTTGCTGACATAATCTTTCTTTGCGTCAAGCGCATCGAACAGGAACGGGTCGCCTTTATAGCCCGGATGCCTTACACGCTTTGCAAAAACAAACTTGCCGTCACTTACCCAACGCAACGCCTTTTTATGCCGTGGTACAATGGCAAAAGCTTTATATCCCTGATGCACGTATGTTCCATACGGCGCACGGGTGCGGTCAATCGTTACCCAGCCCCTCAAGCCGTCTTTAGAATGAACGCTTGTTATAGAACGTTCCAAATTTCCAGTACGTGACGTAAATCCGTGGTGAGTCCTTGCATGTTCAGCGACTTCTTCTGTTGAGCTTTTTACTGCTTGACGCAGATATTTATTTAAAATCTGTTCAGCATCCATATTTCACCAATAAAAAAGCCGCCCATATAGAGCGGCTTATATTATGCAACCGTAGCGATAAAGACTTTATCAGCCTGTTCAAAGGACGGCAGAGAGATTTCAGAAACCTTGGTGTTGACGTTTACAGGGTCGGTAGTTGTAAAAGTAGTAACCGCAACGCCAGTATTCACGACACGAACATTAGCATTGTTACTGGACATCAGGTCAGCTTCTTCAGGAGTCGTGCCAAACCACTGATTGCCAAGTGCGCCAGCAGGTAACAGCGTGAACACATTATCAGGGAAGAATTTAGCACCTGCGCCACCTACAGCGTTAGCATACATTTTATTGTAACGTGCTACTTCCAGCCCAAAAGATTCACCCAACCAGTTAACAATGGTATCGGTACGGATAGGCGCAGCCTGCGTAGCTACAAGCGGTTTCAGTTCTGCCAATACTTCGTTGTTTTTCTTCAGATAGTTCAGGGTTTGGGTGGTCAGAATTGCACGGGTCGGACGTTCGCCAGTGTCAGACTCAATTTTATCTAACCAGCCCTCAATCTGTGCGTTAACAGGTGCGGCAGGATTGCTCCATACATTGTTACCACTCAAAGTTTCTTTGTGCGCCGCTTTAAACTGGTAATCGTAATTGATTTTCTTGCCGTGACGGTCAACCAGTACAATCTTACCGGTAGACAGCAACTGCATCCGCATACGTTCATTTACAACGTTTGCGCCCTCAATCAGATTTGCCGCATCGTCATAAAGACGTGCCAGTACAGGGGTCAAATAAGCATCGCCAAGTTCGGAGGCTTTCAGCAGTTCCTGACGGTCTTCTTCACGGATAGACATACCTTCACGGAAGAACGGCATCTGAGTAGCAGTAATTTCCACGCCTTCACGTTCACGAATTTCGGTTTTAGCATCAAAATTGGAAACCAGCAGGGAAACAGGCAAACCGCTATGGGATTTAATCCAGCGCAGGTCTAAGCCAGTCTTTTTACGTGCAGGAAACAGGGTTTCGCCAAGATAGGGAACACGGTTAGTGCCTGCTTCAGAGTAGTAAGCCGCAATAATTTCAGCGGTAAACAGTTCAGAAATTTTCATATCAAATCACCTCGTTTTCTTACTCAACAGTGCCAACAACAACAATCATCGGCATGGTTGCTTTCTGTGCCGCAGTAATGTTTGCAGGAAGTTTAGTTCCGTCCAGTACACCACGAATAATCATAGTGCCAAGTGCTTCACCATCGGTAACGTCCACATCGTGCATCAGCACACCCTCTGCCGCTACAGCGCCCTCACCGGAGCCGCCCTCTGCGGCTACAGCCGCCTGCGTGGGGTCTTCCAATACACCACCGATAACAGTGCCAGCAGGAACAATCTTCTTGCCGTCAGTACCAGCAGTTACGCCCTCATCACTTACGTTTACCGCAATAGCGGTATAGTCATCCAGCAAATACAGAATGTCTTTTGCAGGTTCTGCGTTCTGTACAGAAAATTTCATAATATCACCTCTTATTTAAAATATGTTGCCGATGGGTCTTCTTTGTCCCCAGCGGCAGACTTGCCTAATGATTTTGCCAAATCAACAAACTTATTGCCTGTGTCGCTACCACCGCCGCCAGCACCGCCTGCTCCCTGTTTCTGATTGTTTGCAACAAAAACAGGATGCGCCTGTAACCATGCGGCAACTCCGTCTTTAATGCTCTTGCCGTCAGCAGTAAATGACATGGTGTCGTCTTCTGCTACCTGAATACCGCTACGGAACATATCAACCAAAGCAGCAGGGTCAACTGCGTTCTGTGCGGTCAGTTCAGACAATAAAGCATTTTTAATCATGGATTCATGGCGTTTGCCACGTTCTGCCGTCAGCTGGTCTGTGAGATTCTTCTGCGTATCGTTTAACTGCTTTGTCAAGCGGTCAATCTTGCGCTGTAACGCTGGGTCTGCCTTGTCGCCTTTGGTTTTCAAAGCGGCGGCAATATCATCATCCAGTGTTTCAGAGTCTTCGCTCACACCTAAAGCATCGGCAAACTTTTCAACTTTGGCGTTGATAGCTTCAATTTTGGTTTTGTTTTCTTTGGCTTCGTCTTTCAGTTTCTTGATTTCGTCCTTGTCTGCCTTTGTTGCAGTAGCAAGCGATTCAAGATGCACATTTAAAGCGTCAAGATATTTCTTGCCGTCTTTCTGTTCCTCAATAAATTTTTTAATATCTTCGATTTTCATGGTTTCCCTCCTAAAATGTTTTTTATTAGCAAATTAGACGGTCGCCCTCGGCAACCAATACTCGCACAACATAACCACATCCTTTCAAATAGAAAAACGCCATTTAAGGCGTTGACTCATCAATAACTTCTTTTATTCTGTTTTTGTTTTCAGGTTGCGGCGGCATGGTATCATGACCGCCAGTCTGCTTGACTTCCCACGTATAGACTATGCGTAAATGACACATACAATTCGGATGCGCTGGTAGGAAAGGCGTTTGGTATTTTGGGAATATGCCTTTTCCGTAACCTATATCTAATTGCGAGTACATCTCGCAGTCACAATCTATCGTGTGTCCGTGTGCGGTTGACAGCACCCACTTAAAACCAAAAATATCTTCATCGTTTGCCGCTTTTGCCATCTGCGATTCATAATAGGCTCTTGCGGCTTCCGTCCTTGCTATGCGCTCTGCATGATACCGTGTTTTTTCCTGTATCGCTACCCACAATGCTTTTTTTAGGGCTTCGTCACGTTCATTCAGCAACATTTCCATGACTTCTTTTTTACTTTTTCCCATTTCAAGCATCTTTTTTGCTTTTTGCAAGGCTCGTTTTTTATCTGTAGTGGACGCTTCTAAAACTTGATTGTATGCCGCCTGTAACGCCTTTGTTTTAATCTTCTTTACATCTTTTTTAACAGCTTTATGAATAGCAGAGTTTTTTGCGGCGTTTTTATCGCCTGAATACAGCTTTGTAGTCAGCTTTTCAACACGTTTTAAATACTTTGGCAGTTCCGCTTGCTTCAATACGTTGTCAGGTTGGTTATATCCGTCATACAGTTCCATTGATAGCTGTTGTATCGTCTTATACGTGTTTAGCGCATTTCTGACAGTGGTTTTTACGTTGTTCCGCAAAACATTATCAACACCATGCAGTCTTGTTGATAACTTCATGGCGTCAGCAGACCATGCAACGTCCATCAGCTTGTGACGTAGCTTTTCGCCGCCCTCTACACTGGTAAACACTGGCGGCACATTGACTCCATACCCTTTTAACGCCGCTTCATATACTGCATCTTCTACCAAATCAGCATTAAGGTTATAAAAGTCAATCTTTTCCCTTGCCCTGTGATAGGCTTGAGTAATTGTATATCCGTCTTGCAGATACCCTAAAATGCTTGTAATCAGTTGTTCTGCAATGGCTTCATACTCTTTGCCGTATTCACGCAGTATTCTGTTGATGGTTTTTACAAATTCATCATTCATTCTTCATTGTTTTCTGTCGGCTGATTGTTTGAATAGTTTTCATCTGATTCACGGCTTTCAATATCCTGCACAATCTCCTGTATCACATCATCGTCAAGTTCCTTTAATACCACCCTTACGGCTTTTTTCTTAACCTCTGTATCAAACTTGCCGCCAATAGCCAAATCTAAAGCAGAGGTAATCGTGTCGAGTTCCGCCGTCTTATCCACAATTCCGAAATCTGTTGAATAGGTAATCGTAGCATCTAAGTCAACGCCGATATACAGGCTAAATATCTTAGCTATCTTGTGTTCCGCATCTTGACAGACTTTTGAGAAAGCGGCAATACTTTGCATACGTGTAAGGTTATCCCATTCTTTAGCAATGCCGCTTGTCTGTCCCTGTACGCCTGTTACGCTGGCACGTTCTGCCATGCGATAAATGCCCTCTACAAGCATATCAATTTCGTTTTTGAGCATATCAGACGGCGACTGGTCAGGTGTTATCCATGACGGCGGTGTACCGCCTTTGTACAGTAAAGCGTTATCATGCCCTGTAATAACCTTTGTATAGCTTTCAGGGTTTTCATCGTCAGGAACAGGATAAGTAAGCATAGAAAAAGCTTGTGAGCGGTTGCGCTGACGCAATTCACTACAAGCGTTATATATTGCTCTGTTTATCTTTGCTATGTGCAGAAAATCTGATTTAGGTTTTAAATCGTTTTTCTTTTCTGCTTTTGCTCCTACAAGCGGAATAATAGGAATAACGCCTATCTGATTTACTCCGTCAGTTGTTACTCCGTCTTTGGTTCGCTTCCATGTTTTTTCCGTCCATGTCCAGTTTTCCGTTACGGTCTTTTGCTTTTCGTTTTCTATCGTATCGTACTGGATTTGATACGTAATCATTATCAGTTTACCCTTATGGTCTGTCACATAGCTGATAATATCATTTTGGTTCAACGTGTACAGATACGGGTACTGCCTGCGCTCTACGGCTTCTTGAACGTTAGTTGCCACTTCATCCGCAGTGTTGTCTACTACAATAAACACACTGCCGTCAAGTTTTGCGTC